TGATGGGTTTGGGGTTAGAGCCCGTAAGAGGCGGGCGTGATTGTGTCGCCTCCGGTCAAACTGCCCGCAAGGTCCGTGTGGGCGATGCGGAACAGTAAATCGACGGCGGCCGGCGAGTTCGGTTCGATTTGCTGCCTGACAAACGCCATCAGTTCCGCCTTCGTGGTGAAGGCCGGGTGAAGGGTGATAAGATCGGCTGCGGCTGTCATGTCATGTTCTCCTTAAAACAAGGGGCAAAGCGCCCGTAAAGGCGCTTGCCCGCTTGAGTAGGTTGGCGTTAGCTCAGAACGATCTCGCCGCACGCCTCGGGCCGAAGCCACTTGGCGCCCTGCCAGATCTTCGCGCCCATGTACCAGGCGTTCATGTTGTCGTACCACACCGGATTGACCGGACGGACCCCGCCCAGGGCCGTGATCTGACCAATGGCGTCGTGGCCGCCGATGGCAAGTGCGACCGTGGTGTAGTTGGTTACAGTACCGTGCAGGCTGCTGCTGGTCCCGCCGGTGGCGTCGGCACTGGTGTTCACGCGGTAAGCCGCCGGATACGCGGTGTTTGACTCGTCGTTGGCCGCCGGCATACGGTTGGTCTCTTCGATGAAGAACCCTTCGACCTTGACCATCTTCCGGGTCAACAGGTCATTGACGCCCTGGTAGTCGCTGCTCAACAGGGTCTTGTCCTGCCGCAGAACGCGGGTCATGTACGGGGTGAGGAACGCGACACGCCCCTCTTTGGGCACGTTCCTCGTGTCCATCGTGTAGGCGAGCTTGGAAAGGTCGCCTTGGATGGCCAGGCTGCCCGTCAGGCTGACCGGGTAGTTGGTGGCGATGACCGTTGTGCTGGCGGTCACGTCGGAATTGACGTGGCTGCCGGCCGGGAAGGCATCGTCGCCGGTCCCGCGTGCGGCCTGGCGAGCGCCGATGACGATCATGCGAAGCAGCTTGTCCTCGACGTTCTCGGAGCAGGCTGCCGCCCCTGCGCGAGCGAACGGCGTCTGGTAGGGCCAATGGGTGATGAAGTCGTCGGTCAACGACACGTAGCGGTCGGCCTCGAACTCTTGCGGGTCCAGAACGACCGTTCGTTCCTCGACTTCCGGCTGGTTGGTTCCGGTTCTCAGGACGCCGGGGGTCACGTCCGAGCCGGTCATCTTGGCGGTGGCGGGGAACTGGTAGGTGTTGCCGCTGGTAATCGGCATCGACCAGACGTGACGCTCGGCAACGCGGTTGTCGAAGTAACTCTCGGCAACGTAGTTTCCGTACTGCTTGAGGGCATCGGCGACGGTATCGCCGGTCCCGTAGTTTTGCAGCATATGGGTCATGACTACTGACATTTTGAACTCCTTGCGTTGGGGTTATGGAGTCGCGCGCAGAGTTCTCTGACAGGCCCGGCGGGTCCAAGGGATTATCCTTGGGCACTTCAGGCTCGTTGCGTGACAAAAAATGGCTAGGGCGGCGGCACGATGCCAACCGCCCCGCCAGGAACCGTCTAGGACGGTGCGGGGGTTTTTCGGGAGGAAGATGATTTCTTTGGTGCGGGCTTTTCAACGGGCAGGGGATGCGGCGGAACTATATCCCAGGCGACATTTCCTGACTGTAAAGCCACATAGGCAGATAGTTTGTATTGTAAGACAATCTCGCTTTCGGCGTACAGCACGGCCTCCAACTGCCCGGTTGCGGGGTGTTTCAAGGCCGCCTGCCAAAGTTCGTTCGGTTCGGTCATGGTCGGCTCCTAGTTAAAGGGCAACTGCTGGACGGCTGGACTGGCTGCTGCTCGGTCTGCATGGCGCTTGCGGGCTTCGGGGGAAGTCTTGGCAAGTTGAGAACCTTCCATGAATTCAGCCTGAGTAGAGTAGGCCGTGGCCGGGCCAGTCGATGAACCGTCGCCCTTGAGCAGGCTCTCGGCGCTACCGCCCGCTACCGCGGCCTTGTGTTTGAGGAACAGCCACTCGAACGCCTGGGCCGCCGTGGCGGGGTTCGCAACGTCCGCGTCATACTTGGCCTGCTCGGCTTCGGTGAGGCTGGTTTTTCCCCACAACAGGAGATTCCGCAACTGCTGCTCGCCGCCGGCCATCTCGACGGCCTTGTCGTGGACTGCCGACATAGCCTCTTCGGCCTTAGCGAAAGCGGCCTGCTCTGTCTGGACCTGCTGGCCAATGACCTGATCGACTACCCTGCGGCCCCAGCCCATCTCCTTGAACTTGGCGTACTGATCGTCGGTGAGTTTCCCTTCGTTCTCGACGATCTGCTTGGCCAGGTCCTCGCGGGTGAAGCCTGCCCGCTCGATGATCTGCTCGATACCGTCCTCGTCGCCGAGGGGAACTTCGTCGGGGATCGTGAGGGCGTTGGGGTCCGGTTCGGGGGTCTGGTTCTTCTTGGTGAACGCCTTCTCAAGTTCGACATACGATTTGCCGAGCTTGGCGTAGTCGAGAGTCCCTTCCTCGTTCTTGAACTTCGACAGCGATTCGGGGATGTCCGGCGTTGCGACCGGATCGGCCACTTGTGTGTTCGGTTCCTCTGGCATGGTTCGGTTCCTTTCCGTTATGCGGCCTGCTTGGCGCGCTCTTCCACCATCTTGCCGATCGTCTGAATGGCCTGGTTGCCGGCTGCGCTCTGCAACTGGCTTGCCTGAGCCGCCTGCATTTCGGCCTGAATCTGCTCTGCGGTCTTGATGAGACCGTTCGTGTCGATCATGAGGCTGCGGAGAATCCGGTCAGCCACGATTTCGAGGTTCATCCGCTCGATGGCGCCGGGGATGTTGCCGAGAATCTGCATGGCGTTGAGCAGCCGGTCGAGTTCCTGCGTGCGGCTCAGGGCGGCGATGCCGGTCTGCAATTCGACCGATGCGATGTCCTTCATGTCGCCCAGGGCCACAAGCTGGTTCTCCCGCTCCATGACGTGAACGACGCGATTGACGAGCGGTATCTGGATATCCTCCGCAATGTGGGCGTAAGGGGCGCCCAAAGCGCCCTCAAGCTCGCGGGCGATCCGGAGAACCGCCGTCGCCGTCACGCGGTCGCCCTGGGGCATGGCCTGCGATTCGATCAGCATGGCCTTGCCGAGCGATTGCTCGATGTCCAACGCGCCTTGCCGGCACATGGACCAGTCGGCGGTCTTGTTGGTCTGTAGGAACGCCACGCCGTCCACTACGCCGGGCGTCGAAACCCGGCCTGTGACCGGCTGGCCGTTGGGCTTTGTGAGGTCCGATGCCTGCATGCCGCCGGAGCGGGTGGGGTCGATGACGGGAGTCGTCTTGCTGGCGGCGGAGTAGGCGTCGATCAGGGACATCCATAAGCTGTTATGGCTGCGAAGGTCGCCGATGCGGCCGGAGATAAAGCCGCGAGCATTGTGCTCGCCGGCCAGAAGCCGATAAGTCATCGGGAAATACGGAGATACCTTTTCGGCCCGCTCCTTGACGATCCGGTCGTTGAGTTCCTGCTGAATGACCCATGAGCCGTCGCGCTGGAGTTCGACCTTGGTGTAGAGCGTCTTTTCTTCCTCTTTGTCGGAAGGCTTGATGTCGGCCTTTTCGAGTATCTTCCGGTCGATCCGGCGAACGTCGAGCTTTTCGGCGGTAATCAGCCAGAGCAGCACGCCCGAACCGTCGCGCTTCGGAACCCACTGATCGGTGCGGAAATGCCGCATGCGGAAGTTGTGCCGTCCGTTGGCGGGGTCCGGGTCGTCGAGGACCGGAAGGGCGTTGCCGGTGATCAGCACGCTTTCCAGTGCCGTGCGGGCAGCGACGCGGAAGTTCGTAAGTTCCAGAGTGTTCTGTACCTGTAACTCCCGGCCGTAGAGCATGGATTCCAGCGCCCCTATCTCGTCGCCCGAAAGGTAGGGATTGGCGAGAATCGACGGCGAAGGCATGAATCGAAAGAAGGGAATCCCTACCGGGAATAGGCTTACGAGTATTCGACCGACCATGTTCTCCGATCCGACGTTGCCGAGACTGCTGAATGTTTTGGGAAACTCGGCATCCTGGGTATGGTTCAGGGGGGGGAGAACGTCGGGGATGGAAAGAGCGGCGCATTCGCGGGCGCCTGCCATGAATCGAGAACGGGCCTCGTCGGTCTTTTTGAACTCGTCCTCGAAGGTCTTTCGTTTTGCCATCTGTGTCGCCTAGTTGCCTGGGAGCCTCAGTCCGGCGGATTTCGTCGCCGTCGTGGCCATGCCCCGATCCTTGGGGATCACCAGCGACGAGCGGCCCTTGCGCTTGGCCTCAAGATCCTTCCGCTGACGGGCGAGTTTGGCTTCTTCCTCCTCGTTCGTAATGGGCTTCGGGTCCGGCGGCGGCGGCAGTGCAGGGGTTTCCGGTTTCTTCGGAAAGCACATTATTTCGGTCCTCGCTGAGGGAAATGTTCGAGCAGGAAGTCGATGACCTTTCTCGCTCCCACCTGTTCCATGTATCTCAGCCGGGCTTCCTCACTGGAAATCTCGC